GCCGTCGGCCCAGCCCTCGTCCACCCACTCCTCACCAGCCTCGTCGGCTTTGCGGGCGACAACGTCGGCCACCGCCTTGCCCAGCGCCGCGTAAGCCGACAACCTCTCCCGCTCATCCTTGGCACCAAAGACCAACTCCAAGCGGCGGGCCAACAGGTCGCTGGCGATGTAGGTAACGTCGTCCAGTACATCCGGGTACTCCCGGCAGTACTCTGCCCGCCAGCCGTTGCGCTCGGCCTCGGTCAAGCGGTTGTAGCTGTTCGCGCCGGTCACGCTGAACTCGGAGTAAAGAAAGCCACAGAACTTCTTAGCCAACTTATCCATCATCTTTTTACCTCTTAATGTTTCTTGGCGTTGGGGTTGATTTCGGGCGTCAAGCCGATGAGATACCGCACCACGTTTTGCGGGTTGAATTTATCGCAGGCGTTGGTGTACAGGGCACCCAGCGCGGCGAAGTAGACACCCTCCAGAAAGTCGGGGTCGCCCTCGGTCATCCTGTCGTACATCTTGATCTCGGCCTCCAGCCCCGTCTGGCTTTCGTACTCAACGAACGCCACCGGAATCAGGATGAAGGCGTCGGAGCTACCGATCGCATCCCGGACCTCCTCCATCAGATCCGCAGAGGTGATGTCCCGGTCGCCCTTGGTAGTGGCGCTAGAAACCAACACAATTTTGGGGGTGTCATCTTTCATTTGTTCTTAATTTCCTTGGTTTTTTCTTTGATCAAATGTTCCAAATACCACTTGGCCTTTTGCAAGTCGGTAACGCCCGCCTTCATCTTCCACCGCCACAAATACTTTATGGCGTTGGCGGTGCAGACCGCCTCAAGCCCTTCCAACCCCACCGTCGCCGCTGCGATGGCGTCGATGCATTCAACGCCGCCCGCCGTGTAGTGGGCGGGATGATTAACCTCGTCTGATTCGTTTACTTTGTCCACTTTTACCTCCTAAAAAAGCCGGGGTGATTAGCCCCGGCCCTGATTACTTGTCGGTCGCGTCGAGGATCTCGCCACCGCGAGAAATGAACGTCGTCACGCGGTCGAGGTCGCTCGCACCAAGCTGCACAACGCGCACGGTTTCACTAACCGCGAACTTCAACGCAGTCTGGGCGGACTTGGCGCGGATAAGGTACTCCTCATTGTTCATCGTGACGATGTAAATCTTCGGTTCCCGCTTGCGGGTTTTCTTTTCCAATTCTACGTTGCTCATTTTTGAGACTCCTGATTTTCAGTTAATGGGATTGGGATTGTAGCCTGCCCGTTAGGCAATGCAAGTTATTTAACGGGCCAGCCAGAATAGTTTCCTTTAGCCGGTGCGTTGCTAGGGTGCAGAAGCCAGCGGTTGCCAAGCAACATAATAGCCCGCAATCTTTTAGTCTCCATAACCTTGTCGGCCCAGACTGGGGGGATTTCTTTGCGGATAAACTGCCGCAAGTCGGTAAGCTTGAGTTCTGGTTTCACTCGATGATCCTTCTGGTTGTTAACACTGCATATTCATCTAGCCCGCCCAACAGCTTGCGGACCGTCTCGCCGTTCACGGGGACCTCTACCTCCATAATTGCGGGGTACTCTAACCCCGCGCAGGCTTTCTTGGCACTTCTAAGGGACCGCAGACAGCCCAAGGTCACGCCCGATTCTTTTACGATGTAAAATTTCACTCCTTCCCCTCCAGTTTGTCCATCAACTTCAAGTCCGATATGGTCCCGTCGTACACGAAGGCTACGCCGCCCCCCCTGCGGATCATCTCCATCTCCCGGTTCTGTAGCGCCGTCGTGTTGCTGAGTTTCCCCGGCGCTTTGCACTCGATGGCAAAGAACCGCCCCCGCCAGCAGCCGACAATGTCGGGGATACCTGAGCGGCCATAGCCGCCCGGAACTGGGAAGAATGCGTAGGGAACTGGCTCTAGAGAGTTGATGAAGCGCAGGAGCTTCTGCTTCACCTTCCCCTCCGGGGTGTTGGCGCTCATAGCTCGTCCCCCTCATCTTCCTCGTCCCTCTCCTTCGCCTCTTCCCACAGGAGGCGCTGGGCGGCGCGGATCATTGTCTTCACCGCCGCCTCTTCCGAAACCTGCTCGCTGCCGCACACCATCAGCCGTGCAGCGTCCAGCACATCCTCCCGAAGGAGTTGCAGCCGCCCTTCGCAGATGCCTCGCTTGTGCCCGAGGGCGTAGCCCTTCTCAAACTCGTCCGCCATCGCGTCCGTTCTCATTACTCCACCTCCTTAATTTGCTTCAAAAGAATACTCCAGCGCGTCATAGCGGTAGTCGCGGCAGTGGATGCGATACACCTTCTCTTCAGTCGGCTCCAGCCACACATCGGCCCGGAGCGTCGCCGCGTTCATTTTGAAGTGCGCCATCAGCTTGGTCGCGTCGGCGATCCCGTAGACGCCAAAGGATCGGGCGTCCGAGGCGTAGTTAGTGTAGTAGTCGCGGGTCATCAGTCGGTAGTTCATCGCAGCACCTCCTCAAGGGCTATTCCGACAAGGAAAAACATTAGCCACAAAAATATCCACTCCTCTTTAGTCATCGTCGTCGCTCCCGAAGATCTCCTGCCACTCGGCAGGGGTGGAGCCGGTCATCAGGAACTCGCGCTCGTCCGCGCTCAGATCGGGGAACGCCTCCTGTATCAGCTTGCCGCCTTCCCATTCCCGCAGGGCGGTTTCAAACGCTTGAGGGTCCATGTCGATGCTCATCTGATTGAGCTTGCCGGTGAAGCAACTCTTGCGCGTGACGATCATTAGTAGCCCTCCTGTACGTCGTCGAGGTCAAGGTCGAGGCCGTCTTCCGACAGCGTCACCAGCATCCAGCGGATTTCTGCCCCCTCGGGGAGGGTGGTCGTCCCCTCGGGGAGGCGCGGGCCAAAGTACTGGCCCACTAAAATGCGGTCGTCGTCCAACCCCGGCAGCAGTTCCGCATTGATGCGGTTCATCGGCACCGGGACCCCAAGGGCCTCGGTAAAGAGCGCGGCAACGTCCGCGTGACCCACCGCCGAGGTGTATTCAAACTCCTGTGCCAAGCCCCGTGCCTGCTCCAACGTCAGGCGTTGGAACCGTAGGTTGCCGCCAAGCGCCCAGCTTGGCAGCATGTTCAATGAGAAAGCGTTTCCGATGTACATGTTTTTTACTCCTTAATGTTTCATTCTGCCCACTGGGGGAACGTCCCCATCCAGCTTCGGTGGTGCCGTCGCACCTCACCCGCCGTCGCCACCCCCAGCCACTCCTCGTAGGCTTGTTGCTTTTCCCGCCATTGTTTCACCCATCGCTGCGCTTGGGCTTCGCGGTCTGGGTACTCGCTCCGGGGGTATTCGACGACGCACCCCTTCAGTCGGGCGAGGGCTTTGGCTGCTCGCATCGCCCGTGGCTGGGCGATGGCTTCGGTCAATTTGCGTGTTTTGTTCATTCTTCCTCTTCCTCTTCCTCTTCCTCTTCCTCTTCCTCTTCCTCTTCCTCTTCCTCTTCCTCTTCCTCT